CCGAGGAAGTGGCCAAGCTTCCCAAGCCTGCCGATGGCGTTTCCGTCACCGCCGAAGATGTTTTGCCGATGATCGAGGAGCAGGTGAACGCTGCAGTTGCCGCGATACCTCAGCCCAAAGACGGTGACAGCATCTCCATTGAGCAAGTCCAGGTGCTGGTTGATAAAGCAGTGGCATCAGCCTTGGCTGGTATCGAGCCTCCCAAGGCTGGCGAGCCTGGGCGCGACGCAGCGCATATCGAAATCGGTCCGGCCATCGAACCTGAAAAAAGCTACCCGCGCGGCTCATACGCTAAGCACTTGGGCGGCCTGTGGCGAAGCTTTGAGGCAACGTCAGGTATGCGGGGCTGGGAATGCATTGTTGATGGCGTCGCCCGCCTGAGCGTCGAGCAGGATGGTGAGCGAGGCTTCAAGGCCGTTGCTCAGCTTTCCAGCGGCAAAACCGAAGAGAAGGCTCTCACGCTGCCGGTGATGATTTACCGCGGAGTTTTCATCGGAGCCTCTTACACCCCGGGCGACACCGTCACATGGGGTGGAAGTCTCTGGCACTGCGATGAAGCCACCAGCGACAAGCCTGGCGAGCTCAACAGCAAGGGTTGGCGACTGGCCGTTAAAAAGGGCCGAGACGGCAAGGATGGCAACCACGGCAAAGATCTGGTCAAAGGGGTATCCATCAAATGATGTTCATCACTCTGGAAGAGGCGAAAGACCACCTTCGTGTAGATGATGATGCTGAAGACAATGACATCAAGTTGAAGACGCACGCTGCCAGCGGTGCAGTTCGCAATTACCTGAAGTCCGCAGCGGATGTCTACTTTGATGCGAATGGGGCGGTCATCACAGCCTCAATCCCTTACGAAGTCCAAGCCGCAACCATGCTCATGCTTGGGTATCTGTACAAGGATCGCGACGAAAATTCGAACGGCGCTTTCGAGACAGGCGACCTTCCGAAACCCGTGACCGCTCTGCTTTATTCACTACGCATGCCGGCGCTCGCATGAGCCTGAACGCAGGTCGCCTGCGCCATCGAATCGTTTTCCAAGCACTCGGCACCACTCAGGACCCGAAAACCGGTGAAGAGGTCAAAGGCTGGATAACCGTGTGGGACAGGGTCCTGGCTTCAGTTGAGCCGCTGAGCACCAGCGCCCTTATCGCCGCCCAGGCGGCACAGTCTGATGCCTCGGCGCGGATCGTCATTCGTTACCGCAAAGGGGTGCTGCCGACGATGCGGATTCTGTTCCGTGGAGAGGTGTACAGCATCAAGGGCCAACCACTGCCTGACACGGTATCGGGGTTGGAGTATCTGACCATTCTGGTTTCGAAGGGGGTGCTCAATGGCTAGTCAGACAAGTGTCGACATGCGGGGCCTGGAGGGCGTCGTGCAGAAGATGAAGACGCTGCCCGGCAAGTTGCAGCGCTCTGGGCTTCGCAAGGCTGCCCGGCGCGCGATGAATATCGTGCGTGATGCCGCCAAGGCCAATGCCAAAGCGCTGGACGATCCGAAGACGGCCGAGAAGGTCTGGAAGAACATCGCCACGCAGGAATCTGCGAAACGATCCAGACAGGAAGGCGGCGTGGTCATGCGTGTGGGCGTTCGCGGTGGGGCTGGCAGCAACCAGCACAGCAAGGAAGCGGCGGGCAATCCCGGCGGCGACACCCGCCACTGGCGTTACATCGAGTTCGGCACTGAACACACCCCGGCAGTGCCCTTCATGCGCCCGGCCTTCCAGTCGAACGTTCAAAACGTCACAGACAAGTTTGCCAGCGAGCTGATGAAAGAGATTGACGCCGCACTGGGTGGCATCTGATGGCCGCGCCGATATTTGCGGTGTGCGCCGCTGATCCGGCGGTGCAGGCGCTGCTGGGCACGTCACCCACCAGATTTTATCCGTTTGGCGAGGCCCCCGAAGGCGTGGCCAAGCCCTATGCGGTCTGGCAGGTCATCGGCGGCAACCCTGAAAACTACCTTTCTGGCCGTCCCACGGTGGACGGCTACGCACTACAGGTTGATGTCTACGGCGATTCGGGCTCATCCGCCCGCGCAGTGACGGAAGCCATACGTGACGCCATTGAGCTGACCGCTTACATCGCCCGCTGGGGTGCAGAGTCACGCGACCCGGTCACAAAGTCGTACCGCAGCAGTTTCGACGTGGACTGGATGGTTCACCGGTAACCCTGTTTGAAAAACCATGGCCCGCCTTGTGCGGGTTTTTTATGCCCGTCATTTGGAGAACACAATGGCCGTTCTTACTCAAGGCACCCAGCTCTACGCACTGGTGCCGACCGTCCCTGATCCGACGAAACTCGAAGTCCTTGAAGTTGATTGCATCACCGCGTTCAGTCCCGGCGGAAACCCCGCGGATCAGATCGAGGTTACATGCCTCAGTGACAAGACTCGTCGCTACATGCGCGGGCTGCGCACGCCGGGTCAGGCCACATTCTCTGTGGACGCTGATCCAAAAAACGCTTCACACATCCGCATGCAACAGCTCTCCGAAGATGATTCGGTGGAAAGCACCGCATGGGCTGTGGGCTGGGCTGATGGCACGGCCAAGCCTACCCTGAACGCTGCCGGTGACGATTTCGAGCTTCCCGACACTCGCACCTGGTTCCTCATCGACGGCTATGTCTCCGACTTCCCGTTCGACTTCGCGGGAAACACTGTCGTCAAGACGGCCGCCACCATCCAGCGCTCGGGCGGCTCTGCCTGGGTTCGCAAAGCCACTGCTCCAGGCGCGTAAGGGAACATCATGAATCTGGCAGAACTCAAGAAAAAAGGCGGTGTGGTCGCTGACATCCTCGTAAAAAAGGAAGTTGAGTGGAAGCACCTCGACGCCAAGGGCAAGGAAGTCACTGAAAAATTCAAGGTGCATGTGCGCCGCCATACCTTTGGCAATATGGAAGGGATGTTCTCCGGCGGTGAAGCGGAGACGTCTAAAAACGCCCGTTACTTGTCGCTAAGCATCATGCTTGGCGAAGAGGGCACGGAAGAGCTTCCATTCAGTGACGCGGTGAACCTTGATCCCGGACTGGGCTTCGTTCTGATGGGCGCGGTGAACGAGGTCAACAACCCGGTAAAGAGCTAACCCCTGCCGACGAGCTGATGCACGAGCTGGTGCTTAACGGCATCGGCGGGCGAACAATCGCCGAAGCGAAGGCCAACATCACCTATTCCGAGGTGTTGGCCTGGTCGGCGTACAGGGACAAGCACGGATCGCTAAACCCGATGCGCAGGATTGAGCTGTCGGGCGCCTTGATTGCGCTGCAAGTGAATCGGGCTAACGGGGGCGAAGCGGACCTTTACGACTTCATGCCACATGCAGAGCGTCCGGCGATCACCCTGGAGCAGGCCATGAAGGAATGGGGCTGACATCAGGGTCGAAATAAACAACTCAACGAACACCCACAACCCGCTTTGGCGGGTTTTTGCTGTCTGGAGAAATGCAAATGGCGTCAAGATCACTTGGCACATTGACGCTGGACCTGATTGCGCGGATCGGCGGATTTCAACAGGGCATGGATCGCGCGTCCCAGTCAGTTACCCGGACCGGTGCGGCTGCTGATGCCGCTTCCGCCAGGGTGAGCGCTATGCAGGGGCAGATGCTGTCCCTATCGAACATGGCGTCAAGCTTGGCCGGGCCGCTGGCGTCCGCGTTCAGCTTGAGCGCGATTTACAAGGCATCGGAAGCCTACACATCACTGACCAGCCGATTAAAGCTGGTCACAGAAAGCTCTGCCGAACTTGCTACCGCGCAGAACGCTGTTTTTTCCATTGCCCAGAGTGCCTACCAGCCTTTGAGCGCGACTGCTGAGCTGTACCAGCGCATTGCGACCAACCAGAAAGAGCTGAAGCTTACAGGCGAGGGCGTGGCGGGGGTGGTGGGTACCATCAGCAAGACGCTGGCTATTTCCGGTGCATCTGCGGATTCAGCAAACGCTGCGTTGATCCAGTTGGGTCAGGCATTCGCATCCGGCGTGCTGCGCGGCGAAGAGCTAAACAGTGTAATGGAGCAGGCACCGGCGCTGGCCCAGGCTATCGCAGCCGGTATGGGCAAGACTGTTGGCGAGTTGCGTGCACTTGGCGCGGCTGGCCTGCTTACTGCCGACTCCGTTGTGAAGGCGCTACAGGCGCAGGAAAAGGCTGTAGCTGATCTGTTCAACAAGACTGCGGTCACGATCGGCAACAGCCTCACCGCCACAAGTAATTCCCTGACCCAATTCATCGGCAGGATGGATCAGGCGAGCGGGGTCAGTGCTGCGATATCGGCCAACATCGTCAAGGTATCGCAGTCCATTGATGGGCTGACGAAGGACTTCGGGGCCACATCGAAGACCTTTGAGCAGGTTTCAAGCGCAGCCGAAACGCTGGCGTACATCATCGGTACGCGTATGGCAGTGGCCGCTTTGCAGGGTGCTGCCAGCTTCGCGATGGCCACGAAGGCATCAGTAATGCAGGCCGGCGCTCTGGCGTATTCAACTACGCAGAGCATCCGCAATACCGCAGCCGAGGCCGCAGCGGCAAAACAGTCTCTATTGAATGCTGAGTCAAAATACGCAGACGCCAACGCAGGCATGGCCAGGGCGAATGCCGAAATCGCGGCTGCCGGCCAGAAGGTTGCATCAGATCGGGTGCGCCAGCAGTCCGAAATCAACAACCTTAAAAGTGTTCAGGCAGCGCTTGCAGCTGAGCGAGTGCTCGAGGAGCAACGCCTGGCTGCTCAGATCAGCGAGCAGGGGCGTGCGGCAGCTCGCAATCGTATGGCTTTGGCGCGCCTGGATGAAGTGGCGATAATCCGTCAGATACAGGCCGCAGAAACAAGTCTTGCTGCCACAACCGTCGCGACTTCGCTGGAGATTCAAGCGGCTTATGCCGTCAGAAGCGCTGCGGTTGCGGCAACGGGCGAGACGAAGCTCGCTGTTGATGCCGCCTCCCGAGCTTCTGATGCTGCAACGGCGGCGTCAGCCCGTGCAAGCTCTGCAATGACTCTGACGGCCACTGCCGGACCAGAGTGTGTAAAAACCCGACAGAATGTGGTCGGC